CAGTATCGTTATACTACAATAACGCGGGTCACGTATCAATTATATACGACGGAAGGTGGTGTGCCTGCACCCGTGCCAGCTCCAGCTCCAGCTCCAGCTCCAGCTCCAGCTCCAGCACCCGCGTCCACCACGTTTGCGAAACTAACACGTATGTATGTTCAGCCACCCGACGAAATGTTAACAAATATTCAAGCCATATTTGTTGTCCGCCCAAATATTCAAAATGATGTATATGAATTGTTTGTTCGTTCAGTGAGTCACACTGCGTGTGCGTCAGAGTCTCTGTCACTGGTCTTTCATAATTTCGCACATATTCCAAATTATAAAACCAGTGTTATGATGAATGGATATTTTCGAATGATTGACGAAAATACGCGATTGGATGCTTTGGAAGAAAGCGATGATGAGTCGGTATTTGAAAACACGGATGCCGACAAATATGTGTCATTGGACAAAGAATATCTAATGATATGTCGTTTCAATAAACGGTTCTGTCGCTGGGTTCCTATCCAAATGCTCTCATCTACAAAAACGAAAACGGTTCCACTCTCGAATGTGATTACCTCTCAACAAGTGAGACAACACGAAGTAAAATACATAAAGAGTTACCATAAACGGGTATAAACCGATGGTGTTGTATAGATATAGACGTCAAATAATGAACATACTCAAAGTGTGGAATAAACATATACCATATATTCGCCCTTGTTATTCGGTATCTCGGGCGTCGTCACCTGAACTCCTTACAGTTCTTCGCCAACACAATGTTCCGATGATTTGTCACAATTCGAAAGAGGCACGTCTTGTAAACCATAACGGTTTGACGGTGATGGATACGGTTGGTCGTGGTGTGCGAGGTGGTGGTGCCGGCGGCGGCGGCGGAGGGCAGGAGCGTATTATACGGTCGATGAAGCAATTCACGGCCACGACCTCGACCTCGACCTCGACCTCGACCCCAATATGGATTCATACAACCATTTCAAATGATGCGCTTGATGAGACACGCCGGATGTTTGAATACGTATGGGCGAACAAATATATTCTCAACGGTATTGTCTTTGATGTATCGAATTTCAGCAATCCAATAATATTACCGTCTATCTATAGTTATAAAATTGCGGTGGATTATGTATTTCGCAATATGATTCATCCATTTTATAAAGAATACAATATTTTCACACCGGCGATTATGATGGATGCGCGCGACCTTGTTACAAGTCCACACCACCTTTTTGAACTTCACGAACACGCGATGAGTCAGTGTAAGTATTTATGGGGAAAATCGGCATTTCGACCAAAGGTTCATTTACAGGTGGACCGGTTGTTTGATAGCAATCTAACAAATGAAGAGAACACCTTTCGAACGTAATATTATTATAGAGAGCTATATTATAGTTAAAATGCCCGAAGAACAATCATTGTCACAAGAGCCATTATCCGGAGGTGCTCGTCGTAAAATCCGGCTCGGTAACGAGCATATGAACCTTCAACCAGCTGCTCCCATTAGCGGTCAAAAAATAAAAAGAGTTAAACCGTTTAAGATTCGTGATAAAGCGAAATATTTAGCGCGTTTACATTCATCACCTTGCCGTTCAAAGACGCAGAAAAAATGCAATAGTCGGAAACTGCGTGATAACTGCAAGTATGCTCGTGGAACCAAGCGTTCATTTTGCCGAAGGCGAACGAATAAGAAGTATTGAATACTCATTACAGAATAATATTATTGTATAGTAAGTAACATTATTACAATACAATAAAATGTATTTGCGTTCAAATCCACTTGCTGAACACAATTCAGGTATCGCTTTACCTAGTAAGGACGTCCTTCAAACTGTGGGTGCGACCGGAAATATGTATCAAGGTCAGGCCGGGCGCGCATTTGTTCAAGGCGGTGGCGGGATGAGTCAATATCATTCGTTTGACGGTGGAAATGTGAATAGTTCCTATGCGCGCGGGTCATATGCACCTGTAACGGTGGGATACAACTCGGTGACACAGTCTGGGGGGCGTGGTAGTAAGAGGCGTAAGAGTGGTGGTAGTGGTGGTGGTCGCAGTCGCCGGTGTAAGAAGTGTAGATGTGACATTGTCACTGGTGTGGGCGGTAAGTCGAGGTATAGGTCTAAGTCACGGTCCAGGACATTAAAGAAAAAAGTGAAACGGTGTCGTTGCCATCGCCACGCACGTGGTCGTCAATATGGCGGTAGCTTTGGTAATGCTGCATATTCTGTTGCAGGTGCGGGAACTGAAGTTGGACCTTCTATGACTTATTTAGCCAATCCGGCTCCGATTACGGCATACAATAGTTGTTCTGCGTCGCCTTCATAAAGCGACGTCGTCTCCATCACTTCGCCAACGTAACGTTAGCCAACGTAACGTTGGCTAACGTAACGTTGGCTACGTTATTCCGGATCCGCGTTTCGCGTCACTCCACAACCTAGTCTATTCGGTTAATTCAAATAAGCATGTCCCATTCATCTTCGGAATCGTCGACTTCATTTTAGATTTAGCGCTTACTTCCGTCGTCACTGAGAGATTTCCCGTCTCTTCGTCGATTTCTATTATATCTGCGTCGGCAAGTGACGCCGCGGACGCCGCCTCCTTCGCTTTCGCCGGCTCATATTTCACCGTCCACTTATTCTTATAATACCCCTCCGTATCCGTCATTATAATACGGTATCTCTGTTTGATGTAGTAGGTCTGACGCTTCAACCACTGGCTGCGGAATACGTCTTGCGGGTCGATGATATCAATCACGAGAGGCGATGCGTGTTTTACGCGCAAGATGCGCCCCACCGACTGACACACATCTGTCTTCGGTGATGCCATAATAAGCGTTGTCAACGTCTTAATATCCAATCCTTCCGACGCCATCGCATATGTCGCAATGATGACCTTCTTGCTTTCACTCAATTTCAGTGCGGCCTCTTTCATTCCGCCCACATAATATCCCACCGACGCGATTTTCCGATGTTCTATCGCGTCGTGGAAATACTCTAGTAATGACCGATTATGCGCCAGTATCATCACTTGTTGGTCTGGGTTCGTCGCTAGCTCATTTTGTAGCACGTCCAGGACGAACTCACTCCGCCGATTGTAATTACACACTTTCGATATCATTGTGCTGAATTTAGGATTGCCGCGATAGTCGTATTCGGTTTCATTGAATTCCGGGTCATCTACCTTATACTGTATCCCTTTCACAATCACCGCGTGTGATGTTGTGTCGTTCTTCTCTTTATGAACCACGTCTCCCAAGAAATGTTTGAATACCTTTGTCAGTCCATCTTTGCGCACCATTGTGCCCGATAACCCAAGTGTATATTTCGTAACTACCTTCATCATACAGCGACAGAATACTTCGGCTGACATATGATGGCATTCGTCGTAGACAGAGAGACCAAATGTGTCGAACATATCTCTCGGATACTCCTTCATTGAAAGTGACTGGAGCATTCCGATGACGATGTCTTTGTCGTCGATGTCCACGATTTGCCCCTGTATCATTCCGACACGCGCTGCGGGCAAGAATTGCTGGATTCTCTCAATCCATTGATTCAAAAGGAAACTTTTATGGACAATGACGAGGGTTTTCATCCTGAGTCGGGATATAATATTGAGCGCCATAACGGTCTTCCCTTTGCCTGGGTCGACATCAAGTAGCCCGCCGCCCCCCATTCCCGCATTTTCGGGTCGGGTGACTTGATGAATATATTTATCAACGATGATATTCTGGTATTCGCGCATCTCGCCGGAGAAGACGAGAGAATCCGATACGGGCACACCGGGCGGAATTCGCGTTTCTTCCGGAATGCCGTATATTTTTGTTCCATAAAACCGCGGAATATATATCTTTTTAGAACACTCGCGGTAAATTGGGAATTTAGGGGGTTGAACCGGTGCTTTAGGCACATATGCGCCAACCGTAAGCTCATCTCTCAACATTTTCAAGTCATCTGCGTCCATACATTCTTTAAGAAGCGTATATCCGCGAGGGCCGTAGTAGGACGACACCGCGGCGGAGGCGGAAGCGGTCATTGTCGGTCGTATAGATTCAGAAAGAACACGCCGAGAGATTTCAATTCTAGCCGTATTAGTTTTAGAATATTACCAAGTAATATTATATCATATAATAGTAATAACCCTTTATTCAAGTTCAATTTACAATGGATACCTTCCGAACACTTATGCGTCAAGAAAAGCAGCACGAAATGGTGATTTTCGTGCTCTTGATTTTGTATATTGTGTTTACCCCTTCTGTCCCTCCCGCATTGGCTGCCTATGCCGAAAGCATCACCGGCCAAATTATTGTCGTCGTTCTTGCCATCACACTGTTCTTAAGCACCAACCCCGTCGTCGGTATTTTAGGATTCTTGGCAGCATACGAATTCATTCGCAGGTCTAGTCGCGCAACGGGCGTATACGGCATTGAGACCTTTTCACCCACCGAGGAGAAGAAGCAGAAAGTGATGACTGCGATGAATCCTGAACCCAAGAAGACACTTGAAGAGGAACTTGTGGATAAACTTGTCGTGATTTCTCCCAATGATGAGAGAAGTGGCATTACCGATGGGTTCTCGTTTCAACCGGTGCTGGGTAAGTTATACGGCGCTGTAGAGCCGGATTATGACGGGGTGATATAAGAACCCCCGAGTTATACGGCGCTGTAGAGCCGGATTATGACGGGGTGATATAATGAAATGAAATGAAATGAAATGAAATGAAATGAATTTCGTGTATAATACAATCATTATAAACGAAATTTCGTCACATAATGAACGAGTTACTATCTCGCACATGTTCTGCCGCCACCGCCACTCTGCCCCATCACAACCCCGGATGAACTGACGCGATTGCCAATCCGGTTGAAGATGAAACGGAACATATAAAAAAGAATCGCCGCAATAAGTAATCCGACCAACGTGCCAATAAGTGTGCGAAAAATGTCGTGTTGCATAATAGCATCCCAACTCAACCCAAATTTACTTAAATCCAAATCCGCCATTCCTCCAACTTCGCCGGTATTTGCCGCTTGCTGATATAAGACCGTGCCATCCTCTCCCGTCGGATTACACTTGATGTAAATATCGCCTGCACCCTTCGCATTATTCGCGCCGCGCTTATTGTAATAATACATATTGCGCGGCATCACGTTTTCACTAATCGGCTCGGTTTTTGTGATGGCGGTGCTGCGAGATGAGTCAGTGAGACTTGCGAGAGAATCGCGAAATACGAGAATCGCGTCCTTTTTATGGTATACGATGTAATTGTATACACCAGTATGTTGTGGCAATAAATGCCTTCCAACATACGTGAAAAATCCCTCTTTCGGAATAAGGTTCCCTAAATTGAAGTTATTCACATCGGACACATACTTTCCTCCAGTGCTTGTGCGATTCGGGAGATTCTGGAGGATGGTATTCATTATATCGGAACTTTGTTTACCTGCGCCATTTCCTATGTTAATGGGAATTGATACAATCAGATTCCGCCCATCTGCGCTGGAGTGATACGCAAGGAGTTCAGCGTCAGCGAGTGCGTTGTCATAACGGTGGAGAGACGGCTGATAGATATGAATATGATCTACTTTGTAATCCACACCATTATAACGTGCTGGGTAAATTCCACCGCTTCCACTATCATAAGGGATACGTAAATGATTTCCTGTGTGGAATACATTACACGTGCTTGTGTTATACTGGTAGGAGAAGTTACAAGTAGATGAACACCCACGGTCTTCTTTTCGCATAATATCTGACGTTAGATTTACGGGTGCATCACGATTTGCAGATTTTCCTCTAGATGACATATTATGAATTCTCTTATATTTATTATATATAATTTATGTATGAAATCGTATGAAACTAACACGAAACAGGATACGAAAAATACGAAAACAACAACATCAGAGTGTGCGAAAATGGAAAAAGGCGCGAAAATCAGCGCAGAGGAGGCAACGGCATACATTTAGACGAACTCGCGAAGACGAAGATAGAGTCGTAACGGGTTCTCGCACTACGTTATATCCGGCGAAACTAGGGAATGTATTGAATAAAACGCTGAAAAAGTATATTCCGGCTGATGTGTTGACCTACTTAAAAGAAAAGTATGACAATATGAGACGATTGCGAAGAAGACATCGGAGGAAGAATAAAATGATGATGGGTGGTGCTGATGCGACGCAGACGCCGACGTCAAACCCTGTCGTTGCATCAGACGCAAAACCAGCGGCGGAACCAGTGAAACCGACTGATTCTGCTTCAAAGACTTCGCCTGATTCGACCAAGCCCGCCGCCACCACTCCCCCCAGGACATCACCAAAGGGTTTGAATTTACCCGATATTCCCGGTGATATTCCCATTCGTAAAGTCGAATACGAACTTAAAGACGAAAAGGAAACATATCACTTATTGGAATTTTTAGTGAATAGCGGGCTTCCATATTACATACAAATTGATATGAAATCCGGTGATAAAAAATTCACAAAACGTGATAGTGATATTTTCGACCTTATTCGTATTTTATACGGTAAATTCGCCCCAATAAAAGAACTCGAAAGCGGTGGTAAAATTCCAGAAGAAAAACGCACGATGTATTTCACCGCACCCAATCAAGTCGGAATCGCTGATGGTGATACACTAGGAAATGAATACCCTGATAAAGTGTTTATTTTTACGAAAGAGAAGGGGCAAATTGACCGTGAATCCAAAGAATTGGAAGGTGGTGTTTACGACATTAAATTGAAAACAGGAAATGATACAGTAACACTGTCTAATGCCAATCGTTTGTATAAATTGAGCGAAAATGGTTCCCCTTCACTAATAGAAGAGGTTGAAACGATTCGGAGTTTTGGTAATGATATTCATCCAAGTGAATTTCGTATACAAGTTGTTCCTATGTCAGATGATGATTTCAAGAAGGCGGTTGAGGTTTCTTCAGGAGAAGGTGCTGGTTCTAAACCAGGTAAGAAGGTCGTTACTGATGATGCGAATAGTTACGTCGTGAATCTCTCGGTTGGATGTAAAATAACTTCTATTCAGACATTGCGTAAAACACTTGAAATGGTGCGTATAAGTCTTGAAAATGAAGATGATGATACGAAAACCACGGCGCTTGATGTGTTTAAAATGTTAAATGAAATGTTGGAAGACCCGGAGTTTATGAAAAATGAAGGATACGCCGAGTTTAAAAAAAAGGTCTTTGCCTATAAGTATAAGATTCCAGGCTCCGAGAGAAATTATGGGTTCACCCAACTCGGTGCGTTTTTTGAAGGCGCCGGCGACGATGTATCTCGTGCCTTGACAGATGAGTATATGAAGTTACTTGCGCTACTTGGCCAGGGACCTGCTGGTGAAAATGGTGCTTGTTTGGCATTTAATACGCCGGGTGTGCCTCTTCGGTTGAAGACGGTTGTTACACCACTGGCCAATGGTGAAACGTTCGAACAAACCACACTTGAAAATGAAACTGATATTACAGGTATTGCTAGATTTTTGAAAGAATTAGGGGATGCGTCATCCGCGAAGAAAGGCGCCGAGGGCGAAGACGAGGGCGAAGACGAGGGCGCGAAGGACGGCGAAACCAGTGAGGCGACTGCTGGCACTCAGGCTGAAGAGGCCAAAGAAGGCGAGACACCCTCCACAAGTGAAGCGGAGGCTGATATCAAAGAAGTAGACGCATTAGATTCGAAAGGAAACAAATATAAGGCATACGTTATTAAACGGTTCACATTTCCGGATATTCAAAATCAAGAAATGATTCACGTTCATTTTATGGGTTGGAATGAAATATACGATGAATTTATTCCTGCGTCTGAGGAGTCCAAGCGAATATTTCCGAGAGATTCAGCAAGCCTCACCGGACAAAACAGCCGATTAGACGACACCATTGATAAGGTCAAGGCTATTTATACCAAAGAGGTTATGGCGAAGAAAGAAGAAAAAGCAAAGGAAAAGGCGCGCGAATTATTGGATACAGCTGCGCCACCATCGGCAAATGCGAATTCTACGGCCGCAGCAGCAGCAGCAGCAGCAGCAGCAACCGCGGCGGCAATGGCGGCAGCTTCAGTCGCGCAATCACTCGTAAAGAAAAAACCTTCCAATGAGTGACGATGACATTCTTAAAATGGTAAATACCGCAACGACGCGCTATCATATGCGGATACACGAAACGCGTCATTATATCCTTCCACGTAGATTGTATCCCCCGTGCTAACATTATTACACCCATATTCATTGGTTCCACTCTTACCGTTAATAGTGACTGGGAGTTTAATCGCGTTATTCTTATCACTTAAACTATAAAACTGCCATTTATCGCGGTTTGTGAAAAGTGGACGGCCGATGAGGGGGAGGATGGTTTCTTGGCCGCCACCGCTACTACGTGTGAGAATACCAACTTGACGATAGGTTGTGTCTACTGAACGCGTAGGGACGTTAACGGGGACGCCGGCGCTGCCGGTGCTGCCACCGCCACTTCCGAATGCGCTGTGCTGTCCATAATGAATCGTGGAAACGCCACCTCGGATATCATAGACTGGACGGGTTGCGCCTACCGAATTGTCGCGCAAAGGAGGAACATACGGATTCAGTAAAACATCTTGGTTACTGGATGGCCCGCCGATTCCGAAATCCAACGAATCAGCGAGAGGGTCAGATGATGCGATAAGCATAGGGGCGTGGTGACCGTGGCCGTGGTGGCCGTGGTGGCCGTGGTAGCCGAATACGCGTGAATGCAAGTATATTCCAACTCCAATAATTAAGATGGCAATAATGACGAGTGTCATATTTTCAAAACATAAAACACCTGGTGGACAACGTTTGACCATTTAAAAATAATAATGCTAAACGCGAGAGGATTAGTATTATTATATATCGTTATTTATTTCTTGGCAGCAGGTGTCGCAAACCCCTTCAGCATTTCAGTGATGCCACCAATACCGCCATTACCAGTAATTTGCTTCATAAACCCTTCGGCGGACTTCAGAAGAGGACCCATATCTTTCATATTATTCATCAATTCTTTTTGCTGATTCATTAATGATTTGGTTTGGTCGGTCAATCCGCGCACACCTTCCTCGCCAATGATGTTCTCAATATTGTCGTATGCTTCTTCTAATGTAGACGCATAATCGATTCGATTGGCAGCCTTACCTTTTGCGTCACCTTTGCCACTGCCACTGCCACTGCCACTGCCACTGCCACTGCCACTGCCACTGCCACCGTCGTCGTCGTCGTCGTCATCCTCGTTGTATTTCGCCGGATTCAGTTTCGTCATTCCCTGTTTCTCCTTCTTCGCGGGGGGCTTTTCGGTTTTCACTGCGGGTTTATCCACATTTATCGAAGTAATCTTTTCTTTGACGTCTTTCTTACCGCTATTGCTTTTTTCATTTTTCTCCGCGTCGTCCACATCGGAAGCGTCATTATCTGCTGATGCGTCGTCGGCACCTTCTTTCGTCTTCATTCCTTCCATAACACCCTGCGAATCCAGCATTTCCAGTAAGAACACAGAAACAACCGCGGTGAGAAGAACGACAATCATATTTTTACTAAAGTTCGCCATAACGAGACCAATTAACGCCATTAACACAACAGCATTGATGTTTCGGTTCGCGATATGTCGTAATATACTCAATAATACGAGTAACAAACTTCCGTATAATACAAACTTATTTTGAAAAAATGGCGAGGTAAATACACGTGACAAATACGCGGCCATTGCTATTTTTCGTTATTGATAATATATATTTCATAATATAATATTTTACAAAATTGAAAGAAGAGAAAGAATAATTATTACATTCAGATAATACTTGCGCGCGTGGATATGACATTATATAATATCGCACTATGTCAACGGTTTAATGAACGAATCCACGGGTTTGATACAGAAACAAGCACTCCCGAATTAAAAGGTCATTATCTATGTTTGTTTCCATTTGATATATTTGACCCCGAGGAGTTTTCCGCAGCAAAATCATTAGGTGAACATTATTGTGCTACAATTGAGATTATTCATCCGCATTTTCTAGAGCCGGGTGATGAAGTGGTTGCGATTTATAAGACTATTTGGTTACGTATCTTTCAGCGTCGGTGCCGTAAGTGGGTATTGAATCGTAGATATTCGCGGTCGTCACGTTTGTTTTACGATTTGATACGACGGGAATATGATTGTTGCTAAAAGTGCTCGTCATCGCTGCTTTCGTCATCGCCGCTTTCGTCATCGCCGCTTTCGTCATCGCCGCTTTCGTCATCGCTGCTTTCGTCATCGCTGCTTTCGTCATCGTCGTTATATGTTTCAGGTTCAACATAATTAATTATACTCATAGAATCGTCGCCGTCGCCGTCCCAGTCGCCGTCGCCGTCGCCGTCGCCGTCGCCGTCGCTGTCAACGACGTCGTCTAACGACTTTATCTTCCCTAGTTTGTCAATCGTAATTCCAACCACTGTGTCAACATTCATTAAGTATTCCAGGTTTTGTCGCATCCGTTTTAAAAGACGTCCAATATGTTCCATATCTTTTTTCATCTCAATTACTTTATTGTTACGATGTCCTTGTGTTCTTTCTTCACGAATAACTTGATACAAATGACGATAAATGTTATCTAAAGACTGGATTTGCACCCGTTGTTCGTCCACCATAGTATCAAATATACTCTTTGCCTTTTCATATACAGAACGTAAATGTTCATTATATTGCATATTATGACGTAATCGAACCATATTTTCAATGATTTGACGTTCTCCGTCACGCTGGTCTTGGCGAAATGCTCGTGTGGTTTTGTCTCTCAATGCTAAAAACCCGCGGTCATCTCCAAACGGGTCAACTGAATTTTCTTGATATGTATTCATCATCGTCTATGTGTATGTATGTATGTATCTTATACAATAATCACGATTATTATATCATTAGAATAAAAGTGGCGCATAACTACCGCACGGTGCCCACATTACGACTTTGGTAGTTTCTTCCACCAACTACACGGTTGATGCCAGAATTCGGTATAATATATTTCACCATCACATAAAAACGCCGCACTATAACTATATGAACTCGCAGATGTAATGAGAATATCCGCCAATGTCATACCTAGATAGGTATCTTCATTGTTTTCATTTAAATGGAGCATCACATCGCGTCCGATGACCGAGTGTTTTGTAAAATCTGTGAATCTCTCATCGCTTCCTTGTGAGTAAATATGAAATTGAATGCGCTGACTTCTGTTATCGTCTTGGATTTTCAGCATACTACGGATATAATAAGCATTATCATATTCTTCACCACTATTGGGTCGCGTATCATCACAATTGGGGCGACGAATGTGGACCGCGAGATGATGGGTATATTTGTCGCCGTCGCCGTCGCCGTCGCCGTCGCCGTCGTGTCGAATACGATATACGCGCCTGCGCTCACGCACTCGGTCTTTATTCTGCCAGTAATATTTTTTGATTCGCGCCATACTCTGACTTTTCATACACCTGTCCATATTTTTCTCAACGTAATTGAATATGTCGTAAAAGTCGGGCGTCAGTATCTGAATTACGTCATCGCGGCGACCGGCGTGCTCGTGTTCCGCATTCTTACGTATAACATCTGTATAATTTAAGTAGTGAGGCTTCATATTCATAAGTTCCTCCATTTTTTCAATGAAGTGCGGGTCGTTGGTATAGTTATGCGCGATTTTGTCGGGAGTTCTGTAAATAAATGTCGCGTTTTCGCAATCTTCTGCGTAGATACACGCCCAAATGAATCTCTGAAATTGTGCGCCAAAACCATCGGTGAATTGAATGGTCGAGTAGTATTGCTTCTTCGCAGGAACCACGGTGGGAACGAGAGGCGCGGTGATAGCGGTGGCGGTAGCGGTAGCCGCAGGCGAAACGAACTGACTTTCATTATTGAGTTCATACGCATTTGGCTGTGTCCGGTCATTTCTCTCGGAAGTCAACCGGCCAATATGCCTGTTCGTGATTTGATTGTAAAACCCTGACAAGAATCCGAGGTTCGTCCATCGGTTCGCGTAATCCATTTCAAAGAATTGGTTGGGTGTGTCATAATCCCCTACCGCCAGAATTGCGGCAACATCAATGAGAGATGGCCGAAAACTGTAATGCGGCCAATAATGGCAATTTCCGTATCCAAAATCGCCGCCTCCACCGCCGCCGCCAGCGTCATTGCTCGTCTTATGCTGATGAAGCGCCATCTCGTATTTCATTCTACGAATCAGTTTATGTCCTTGAATTTTATAATCACGGACTGTTTCGCCATAATTACGATTATACAGAACCTGGCGAACGTTATATCCAGAATTACGCGCATCCGTCATTATTTGCATCGCCTTGAAGACATAACTGCCTGGAGTATGAAAGAGAAAATCATCCTCCATATGAATCCAATATTCGGGTCGTAGTGTATTGAGTTTATTCCAGATTATTTTCATACTTGGTCGGTGTCCTTTTTCAGCCGGGGTTTTGAAGTAATAGTCTATCCACGGATACATCTCTCGCATTTTTGCGCAGTCTTCAGCACTCGAATTATCATCTACACAAAACCAGTAGTCTACGTGTTCTATATCAGTCCACATATTTAAAATGGAATTGACGGTTTGCTGGAAAAGGTCGAGGCGTTTGCACGTGGTAAACGTCATTATCACACGGGGTGTCGTCTTTGTGGTTTTCTTGATGGTGATAATCGCGGGGTCTTGCGCTGGAACATTTCTCTCAAGATAGGGAAGACGGTCGATGGGACGTGCGAGACGATATTCTTGTGTGCCGGTGGTGTTGGTGTTGGTGTTGGTGTTGGTGTTGGAATTACTAGGAATCGACAATAAGGAACACGGCGCAACGAGTGAATCTCTCACCTTCGCAAAAAGAAGGTCCCACGTTCGGATGTCGTCGTCGCTATACGTATCATTTTTGGACGCGACCACCGAGAGATGATGGTCTACTGTATAAAACATCCGCAATAATTCTGGGAAAGTATCATCCTCAAAGAAGTTCCAATAGAAGACAAAATTACTATACGTGGATGAAAGGAAATGATACGCCATAATTTGATGACGAAGAATCGTCTTACAGCATTCATACCCACTTCGTTTATCAAAAATGTAAAACGCGGATATCGAATTGTTATATTCAATGATGTCATTATATTTGTCCCGATTCAAGAACAGTTTATTCTGTGGAAACTTATTGTAATTCTTGTATTTATGGTATAACGCATTTACCATCACGTGATTCCCGTCTGCGCGCAGAATCTCCATAACGGACGCCACGCCTTCAATGCGCTCTTCATCATACTCCATCGTTTTACAGTAATATTTAAGCGCATTGTATTTATCGCCCTTCCGATTATACAAATCCCCGAGACAAAGCGCGCTATAGTATTTTTCCTGCGACCAGTTGTTTTGCGTGAGGACGCGCTGATACCATTCAATCGCATTGTCAATGTGCGCGAGACCGGCGTCCATCCAACTCTGAGCACAGTAGAAGGAATATCGTTCGGCGAGAGCCCGGTCGCCTCCCTGCGCGCTTTCGGTGTAATACCCGCGCTCTAGGACTTCGGCGTCCTTGATATACTTATTTGGGTCCTTGTTTCGACTGCCACTTCGCCCGGATTCTACGTGGTAGTTACCCTCGATTGCTTGCGAACTTTCTTCCCGGTCTACACACGAAATATACTCGTGAAGCACACCGACGAATCGCCACCGTTTTCGATTGTTCACGATTAAGGTTCGTAAATAAACAAAAGATTCTCCGAGTTTCAACTGATATGCGTCGTGTGTGAGTTTCGCTGGCATACGAAAATCCCCGTGAATACTGTCATCGGCGTCAAATATAAAGAGATAATCTGTTTTGTTGAAGGCCATTTGAAGCGCAAGGGTGCGATTGAAGCCGAAGTCGCGCCATTCTACCTGCTCAATATGACCGGGAATCCCGCGCTCCTTGAAAAATTCGCGAATCAGGTCCATTGTGTTGTCAGTGGAACCTGTATCTGAAATGTAATACGCATCAAACGTTACATAGGAACAGAGGTTTGTGAGTGTCTGCACGATAATATGGGACTCATTCTTCACAATCATATTCAAGCAAATTGTGTAAGATTTAGAAGATATGCAGCTGCTAGAAGGGACGTCATTGTCGTCGATAACAGTGATTTTCATTTTCACGTATCCGACGAGATAATTGTCCGATGAGATAATTATCTATCGATGATTGTTTTTAGGTCTCTTTTATTTTACAATGTTATAGTAACACATTCATTTCATTCCATTTCATTCCATTTCATATGTCTTTTACGCGCTTTCACGACGACCCCGACCGCATCAAAAAAGAACTTCAGCAATCCACCGATGTAGGACGATACCACTTAAACGTTCCTGGACCCGGTGATAAGCCTCTTTATATGGAGGACCCCTATATCCGAGCGCAATTATGGGCCGGTAATATTATGACGAACTCTGTTGATATTGAGACCGAATTATTTGGGTTATCCCGTAAATTAAACCGGGATTCGGCAGATAATTATCATCACGATGACCGAACGTCTGTTGCTACGCGCACGAATTCGATGATTCAGTGTCCAGTGCGAGGTGGAAGCGCCGTGGAACAAACGAGAGCAACCCATCCTGCGTGGATGCTGCGTGATGTCGAGCAGGACAATTGGAAAATGCTTCATTTTGACCCACAAGAGAATGTGTTTATGCCATTCTTCAATAACTTGAATACCCGCATTATTGAAAAGGACCGTTTTGTATCTCAGCCTACCGTTCCAGGATTATCCGATGATACGTATTTTTCAGTCCACCCGACAAATGTGAACCCAATGTTGGAAGGTATGGTTGGGGAGCGACGTGTGACTGAGCAAGGGGGTGCCGGTGCCGGTAGCGGTGCTTTAGCAAGCATTCAGGACGTCGGCGACATTCGTCAATTTAGCGGAACGACCGCATTGTTTTCATAACCGGTCTACGATAATCTATGATAATCTACGATAATATTTATAATACGATTATATAAGTGTATCATAAATGGCTGAAATCGCACTCATACTAGGAAGTCTAGGAGCGGCATATATTGCTTCCAATCGTAACAGCGGCGCACGCGAAGGTTATCGCAACGCAGGCGTCCACGAATCCAGATATCTTCCAAATACAAATATTCCAACCACGAATTATCCAGTGATTCGCCCCAACACGGGTTCCAATGTCAATGACTATAAGAACGCAAATGCGGCAACCGACCGTTATTATGCGCGAGGGGTGGATTTTGATAAAATGTCCGCAGGTGTGGCCGGCGGTGTCGGTGGCGTAGGCATCTTGCGCGGCATCGCCGAGAGAGGCCGCGACGCTTCCAATGACAAGAAGGATTTTATTTCCGGTGCCGGTGCCGGTGCCGGTGCCGGTGCTAGTGCCGGTGCTAGTGCCGGTGCTCTCGTAAATGTCCCATCGACTCCTTATGGTGCGGAATTCGATACCCAATTTGGCGATAATTATAGCAAAGACGGGTTCACCTCTCTGATGGGTGAGAAAATCGACCCGCGGAAGTTTACGCATAACAATATGGAGCCCTATTATGGCGCAAAGGTGCGCGGAATGACGACCGGTGCGAATATGCACGAAAACGTGCTCGATAATAAAGTTGGAACCGGTTCTCAGTTCTTCTCAAAGACCGAGCAAGCCCCCTTATTTCGACCTCTCGACAATCTTCATCTCCCTCACGGAATGCAGAACCAAAGTGATTTTATACAGTCACGTATGATGCCAAGTATGAAAATCGCCAATGTGAAACCGTGGGAAGAGGTGCGAGTTGGACCTGGGTTGGACCAAGGATATGGCACGCAAGGAACGCTCGGATTCAATTCTGGAATGGATGCGCGAGAGAAATGGATTGACCGTGGCGTGGATGAAATGCGAGTGAAGACGAATCCGAAGTTGACCTATTCTCTCGAAGGGCATCAGGGTCCCGCCGCACATTACGTCCAGAATGCGCCTACCGCGGAGACATTTGGTCGTGTTGAGAAACATCTCCCAGATACATTCTTCGTGAATACTCCCGACCGTTGGTTTACGACAACCGGCGCAGAGAAAGGAGAGACACAGCGCGCGATTGAAATGGACCGTGAGAGTAATCGTCAGACGACGACCAGCGAGTATTTCGGT